GTAAGGTACTAGGGATTCCAAGAAGTAAAAGATTCCCCTCTTTGGCGATTTCCCGCCGCTGAATTAGGGGGCCAAGTATGTCGCCTGTAAGTGGGTTTTCGATGACGTTGCTACCATTGACAATCACTGGCGGCTTGTCAGGATCGGCAAGACTGCCTACAAAATTTAGTATAACAGATCCTTCGTTTTCTCCCAAAACATCCTTTTGGACTGCATAGCTGCCTTGGAAAAACGGAATGGAGCCTGGGAGTAGAGTTTTGTATCCGACTGCGGGGATAAACTTGTCAAAGGTTTCAAAGTTCGTCTCAAACGTGTAGGTCATCTTAAAGTAATAGAAACACACGCCATACAGGATTCGCTCCCATTTGCAGTCCGTGAATCGCACGCATCGTTTCGGGAGTCCCCAAAGTGGGGCATCATTTACCTTGTTAATCAGCAAATTGATAAGACTGATAGGCAGGGTGGCCGAATTAAAAGACAATGTAATTGCTGGATAGCTGATCTTTTCTTCGACTTCCGGCCCGATCATCGGCTCATAGTTTACATGCAGAAGCGGCTTACCGTTACGGTCGGTCTTTTGTTCGCGGCTGACATGGACGAAATCCCCAGAGATAGCTACTGGCTCTAGCAAGGGGTTTTCGATCTGAGTATCGTTACAACGAAACATGGGCTTCGTTGTAAACTTTGAGTTCACCAGCCAATCGGCGCAGGGATCGCCTTCCCGAATATCCCGGTGCGGCGCAATAGTAAGTTCGGGTGTACGGAATGCCCAGGGATCATAGTCGTTGCCTTCGACATAGGCACTACCTATGGGATGAAGGGTATTGACCATCTGCAAGACGGTTTCGGGGCCGTCCAGGTAGTCGTCGGTTCGGTAGTGCCAAGTCAGATCGTATGTACGATGTCCTTCGTCATCCCGATCCATTGTCTGATTTTTCAAACCGATTAGATATGCGGTCATGGTGTTGACAATCCCGAGGCAGTAAGGTTTACTTGACTGTTTATAGTATTTTTGACAATTTGACCCAGTAAGGTATTTGTCAGTACCAGTTGAGCGACTGTCGGAGATTGGCTAGCCGCACCCCCGGCACGCATTTGCCGAACACGTTCTGCTTGCTCAGCAGCCTTCTTGGAGTAGTCGCTGCTGTACATAGACATTGCATCGGATGCTTTATATGTTACACCACCAGCAAGAAGACCTTTGCCGTACTGTCCTTGGTATTTAGCAGCTTTAGGATCTTCCGGCTTTGGCGGCCCCATTTCTTCGGTGCCCCGTTTGATCGTCTGCATAACATCGGCCATCTCGGTTTTGATGGTTCCGATGCGACTATCAAAGGCGTTTGTGGCCTCTGCATCAGCCTTTTCTCTTGCTTTGGTCGTTAGATCCGCTTCATTTTGAATTATCTTACCCATTCCTTGAGCGTGATCCATGCGACCTTTATTTGCTTCTTCGGCGGCCACCGCACGTTCTAGCATCAATGTACGCAATTCTTCTTCGCGGGTGATTCGCCGTTGTTGTACATCTGCATTTAACTTGTCAATTTCTTTATTGTAATCTACGCTGCTGCTAAAGAAACTCTTAATGTACAACCATTTACCTTGAATATAGGAAACTACATCGTCCCACATATTTTGTATCATAACAATAACATGGCTGAATGTATTTTGCATTACAACACCCGCCACTGCCAAAGCATTTACAACACGAACAAACCCTATGCCTGTGTTTATGGCAAGCGAGCTATACATATTCGTCCAGGCATTCAAAAACCCGGTAATAAAGCCGCGACCAATGCCATACACTTCTCTTAGTCCGACTCTAAATGCTAATTCCAGTCCTAGCATGGCTAATGTTCCGGCCTCTTGAAACTGACCTTGTAGCAAGGCTTTAGTAATACCTTGAATAACAGGAATCACAATGCCTTTTAATTCCTCAAACTTGCCGCCCAGAAATCCTAACATTTCCGAACCCATACCGCTGAAATATATAATCGCACCAGTGGCGAGAGCTATACCTGCTATTACCAAACCAATCGGAGACATCAAAAATGCTAAAGCGCTTCCGATCATACCGATGATAGGAACAATGGAAGCAAACAGCATCTTAATAGGAAGCAGTACAACCGATAAACCCTTCAACGTCGAAAACGCAGATGCTAACCACCAGCGAATAACAGCTACGGCCATACCCATAGAATGAAAAGCTAGGATGCCGATTACTGCCAACTTAATTATACGCGCAAGTTGTTGGACCGTTTCATAGTTGTTCGGGTCGTCAAACCATTTAGAAATAGCTTGCGCCAAGTCTAAAGCCTTCTTCAAGGCTTTTTCAATATCGCTTTTCATCGCATTGAAGATGTCCAGGCCCATCTTTTGCAGCAATTCTTTAAGCTGGTTTATCATGCCTCCGATGCTTTTATTCATCTTTTCGGCCATGTTTGCAAAACGGCCACCAGCGGAAGTTTCTGCTTTTAGCGCCTCTACAACGTCTTTGGACGTAATCAAACCGGCTTCCTTGGCTTTGTTGACACGCTGCATGGCTTGTTCCATCGTTTCATTGCCTCTGCGTGTTTGCTCGGCAATGGTTACAAGTGGGTTGAAACCTTGCTCGGTCAACTGCCGCAATTCATTACCTTGCAGTTTGCCCATCGAAGTGATCTGGGACATAGCAAACATAAGCAAATCAAGACGCTGTTGGCTTCCACCAGCTACATCTCCCAGCATCTTCATATTTGCGATTGTATCTTTAGCCGACTGGCCGTAAGCCATCATATTTCTAGCAGCGCTCGCCAGTTGCAATGTCTGGTAAGGAGACGCCATCGCATACGTCTGAATTTCCTTCATAATCGCAGCAGCTTGTGCAGCAGATCCAGTAAAGGCTTGGATGGCTACTTGGTTTTGTTCAAAACCGATAGCCATATCCAATATGCCTTTGGAGTGCTGTGTAACCGAACGAATAGCATTGGCGTGCATGTAGATATCGGCACGCGCGGTCAATCCACCACCTAATCCACTCGACCCTGCGCCTGATTTAGATCGCGATTTTGCATCTCGTTCGGATTGTTTTTGTAATTTGTCTTGTTCTGCTTTGACTCTTTTGGCTTCTCGGATCTTTTTATCGGCTGTTTCTTTTGCGTCCCGTTGTTCTTTCTTTTGTTGTTCTTCTAGTATTTTGGAGTTGTATTTGACCATTTTAATGTATTCATCGTTTTTGGTCTTTTTAGCGGCTGCTAATTCCTTATCGTTTTTCTCTTGTTGCAATTTCGCCTTGTCTAGCTCTTTGAGGTACGCATTGTTTGATTTTTCCCGTTGAGCAGCTAATTCTCGTTCCTGCTTTGCCCGATCTTTGGACTGCATGGACGATAATTGCTGTCTGTTAGGCCCGTGCATAGCGCCAGGAGGTAGGTTAGCCGACGATTGCTTACCTCCTAATAAAGCATTAATATCAGAAAAAGCACTTCTGGCACTAGCAGCAGCCGTGTTAGCGGCGTTGGCTATTCCGAGGTAGGCTTCGCCTACCGAGACAATCTTCGGCTTTGCTTCGCCCATTGCTGAGTTTATATCAGTATAAACACTTCGTACTCTGCTACTATTTGTGGCAGTTGTATTGGCAGCGTTGCTTAGTCCGAGGTAGGCTTCACCTACCGATACAATCTTAGGCTTGACTTCGCCTAATAAACCGTTTATATCAGCGTAGACGCTGCGTACTCGGCGGCTGCTTGCAGCCGCCGTATTTGCGGCGTTGCTTAGTCCGAGGTAGGCTTCGCCTACCGAGACAACCTTAGGCTTTGCTTCCCCTAACGCTGTATTTATATCAGCGTAGACGCTGCGTACTCGGCGGCTGCTTGCAGCCGCCGTGTTTGCGGCGTTGCTTAGTCCGAGGTAGGCTTCGCCTACCGAGACGACTTTTTTCTCAGCTTCCCCCAACGATAGATTTATGTCAGCGTAGACGCTGCGTACTCGGCGGCTGCTTGCAGCCGCCGTGTTTGCGGCGTTGCTTAGTCCGAGGTAGGCTTCGCCTACCGAGACAACCTTAGGCTTTGCTTCCCCTAGTAAACCGTTTATGTCAGCGTAGACGCTGCGTACTCGGCGGCTGCTTGCAGCCGCCGTATTTGCGGCGTTGCTTAGTCCGAGGTAGGCTTCGCTAAGCGATACAACCTTTGTAACAGTGCCGCCTAATAAGCTATCAACATTAGTATACACTGCCCGCATTTTACGGGCAGTAGCAATAGCGCCAGATACCGGTGCTTGTAAACTGCTTAATGAATCAGACGCATCTTTAACGGCGTCGTTGACAGTTTTGGTAAGGCCAGACGAATCCCCGAGTATCTTCACTCGCAGCGGCGGAAGTTCTCTTTCAGACATCTTAGATTACTCCGGGGTTATTCCAAAAATAGACAGCCAAACTGACTTGCTATCTGTGGCCTTATCGGCTTCGGATGCAGGTGCTTCAAATTTGAGCAAGTGATCCTCGATCTTTGTTTTTGCTCCCTGGGAAGCAAAAATGGCCTGCATCGTTGCCGCAGCATACCAGTCTGATTTGTCCCTGTGATTCCGACGCATTGTGAAATACGTCTGCCAGTTATCAAATTCAGACACCGTGGTAAGTTGCTTGACCAACGACACAGGCCATCCGAGTTCATGCGACAAGTGATACCAAAGGTATTCCTCATCGCTGAGTGTTAGTTTTTTTCGTCGCCCTCGTCGTCGCCAAGTTTGTTCAACTTCCTGGCGATTTCAAACATGGCCCGTTGAGCGCCGTCCGGCCAATCCTGAATCTTCGACTCTGGCAACGCCTTTCCTTCTGTGTCATAGACGCAGAACGAAAGCAACGTGCTATACAGGCCCTTGTAGTCTTTGATCCCGACAACCTCACCAGTGTTTTGGTCTACCCGGCTACGCTGTGACGTCTTGTTGAAATACTCGTCGCGCTGTGCGCCGGTCATTTCCTTTACAAAGACCTTTACAACATTGCCATCGGCATCCATTTCCAGTTCGACTGGCTGGGATTTCCGAACTACCGAAATCTTCATCGCTTCCATATTCTTTCACCCTCTGCAAAAAAATGGCGAACACTGCTGTTCGCCATAATAAACAAATCAAACAGCCAGCATTAAGGCGCAACTGTAGTCGTAGTCGTAGTAGCAGTGGTTCCCACTGTGAATACCGGTGCGACTTCGGCTGGCGTTGCTGCTGTGGACAAGTTGCTTGGCTCCAATTCCAAGGTAGCTTCTGGTCGTTCGCCTTCCTTCAAAGCATCTTGGGTGAACTTGCTGACGATGGCGTAGAACACCAAAGTACAACCGTCTGGGAAGGTAATCGTGATCGCTCGGTTTGTGCCGAGGATGTTGATGACCTGACCGTAAACCCGAGAGTCGTAGGCGACTTTGATCGAAACAGTGTCAAGCGAAACCAGGGCCTTACCGAGCTTGGTTCGGTAGCGGCTATTTCGCATGGTGGTTTGATCGATAGCCCCGCCCGAATCCAAGCCTGGAGGCGTTACTTCGATTTCTTCAAACAATGCCGTGATCCCGGAAATGGAGATCAGGGTCTTGTAACCGTCTTTCAGTAGCGGCATTTGTGCTTACTCCAGAGTTAGTCTGAACTGCTGTGTGTATAGATACCGGCGGGTTTGTTGTTCCTGTCCAGCAAACCCTATTGTATTAGATTTCGTAATTACCCGCAATTTTTGGCCGTTGGAGAGTGTGAAGTCATAGGCGGCATCGGTAATACCCCCTATAGACTCCAAAATGGCCCTTGCTGACGAGTCTTGGCCCCTGACCATTACATGGAGCAGGGGGTGCTGATCGGTGATTCCTGTACGCATCCTGCGTTCTTCCATGCGTCCCCGGCCAATCTCGTAGATTAGAATCACGTTGTCCGGCTGATCCGGCGCGTGATTCACAAACACCGTATAACCGGTATTGAGAAGATTGGCTTCGATAAGTTCCGCGAATGCTAGTGCTGGGTTCATGCTCGCATCACATAAGTTGTAATTATGTTAGAAATCTCGCCTATATCGCGGTTTATCCCGGCTTGCAGGAATAGGGCTTGGCCGTAGGGGTGCTTGTACCACAAGGTTTCATGCTGATTGACAGCATATAGGCTGGGGTCTTTTTCCAGGCCCATTTCGTCGATAAAACCGGATACTTCGAAGCCGTAGCCTACGACAGTCTCCGTAGACCAGCCTTTTCCGTCCTGGTAGTAGTCAGCGGACGCCCGCAACGCCCCGGTATCCAGCGGCACCAGTTCGTTTGTATTGTCCAGCAAAGTCTGGGCCGCTTCGGCACAGCCTTTCTTGAAAGCCGAGCCGGTATCCTTTTCGTAGCGTTTGAGGGCCTTAGCAAGAGCGCCAATGCCTTCGATCTTGATCCTGGGCATTATGCACAAGCCTCGTACAAAGACTCTGTATTACGCAAATTTGGCGTTTCTGAGGACTTTAAGACTTCGTAGATGCCATCGTTCTGTTTTGGGGTGTCCCAGTAGGCTACGGTAGCCATAGTTCCGAGCTTTATCAGGCCGCCGACTTGTAGCCGGGTTTCTGTTATTACTTCTACTGATGACATTACCCTAGTATTAGTAGAAGTGATAATTTCTTGCAGCCGGTCTTCCCATCGGCAAGTCATCTCGGTAGGCGGACCCCAGATCGGCTCACCGGTTTTGGCTGTCCCGGTTCGTTCCCAGTAGACTAATGTTTGGCGCTGACATCGCTTAATTAGAGACATCGGATTCTATGTCCTTTCCTCCCCAAACTAGGGAGAAAGCATTAGCCATGCCAGAAATCACAGATTTGTTCCAACGGGATAGCTTGCCACTGGTATCTAGCTGCATCGCGGTCGCGCCGTAGTGCGTGATTCCTAGCCCGTCCGATAGCCGAACTTGGTAGCTAGCCTGGATCGTTCGCACCTGTTCGCTTTGAATCCGGGGATCGCTGATGCCGATCAAATGGGCCGCTAAATATCGCTCCACCATTTCCAGCGTTTGCGCCGATGCTGCCGTGCCGATGATGTTCGTCACCATTAGGCTAGCATCGTCGATGAAAGGCTGGATGTCCGGGATCAGCACTTGGTCGTAGCTAATGATCTTTTGGACTGCGGCGATTGTTGTGCGTGCCATGATTATCCTACGATACTTCCGAGAGCCGCTGTGTTACCAGCAGTGGTTGGAACTTGTACAGTGAACTTTCGGGACGATCCGGTTCGGTAGACGATGTACGTTGCACCTTTGATAAGGTTGCTGAACTGGACTACCCCGTTGTTGTCGGCGGTACCGGTTCGTACAGCGTCTTCCATGACGATTCCAGTGCTTCCGACCGGCGGGGCCGAGGCTTGCAAGGAAACCTGGGCACCGGCCTGTACCGTACCGTTGACGTTGTAGACAACCCAGTAACCCGTGCAGAAAGGAGGGTCGCTTGGCGTTACACCGCCCCCGGCAGCCGTCATCGTGTATGTCTGGGTGACATTGCCACTGACAACCAAGGAAACCGGGGAGAAGCTGAAATTGGTTGCTGTGATAGCCACGGTCCAGGTAGCATCGTCGATGCTGAACGTCGCCAAGCCGGAAGCATTGGTTTGCAGTACATACGCCTCGCCCGTGCGAGAGATGCGAACTGTGGCGTTTTGGATCGGGTTAGCCGAGGCATCGCGGACAGTGATAGCCACGGTCCTAGCACCTGATCCACCGATATTGGTAAGGGAATTTACCTCTGTCAGAATATCCTGTGCCGTTGCTTCCAAGGCCAGCGGGGCGACTGCCGAGGAAATCGCGGCTGCAAGCAGCGATTGGTCTGCTGGATCGCTTGGCAGGTTATCCGTCTTGGCCTTGATTGCGGCGACATTATCCCAGTCTTCGGCTGGATCATTATGGGCTGGCATCATTACATAGGCAGAAGTGGTATCTGGTACGACAGCCCATTGTCCATTTGCCGTATGCGTCTTAATCGTTGCCACCTTGGTAGAACCTACATAATCGGTGACTACGGCAAGCTGATCTTGACCCGTTCCTGACCGGATGAAGACTATTTGGCCGTTGTAGCAATCGTCTACGCTGCTTGCCGAGGCATTCAGCGTAATCGTGGTGGATGTTCCGGCTTGTGCCAGCCCTTCGTTGACCGAATCGCGGCCAGGATTGCCGATAAGGACAAACTCGGAAGTATTATCTGGGTTGACACGCCAATCGCGGTCAACTGTGGCCGTCTTGGTAGTGCCGTTGTACTGGAGAATCAAGCGGCATTGACCGGCACCAGTCCCAGCTTCGATGAATACCAATCCTGGGTCGTAGATGCCGTTTGTGGCAGATGCGCCCGCATCGAACTGGATCTGGTTATTGCCGGTTCCTGCGCCTTGGGCCGTGCCGGACCAGATAATCGAGGCTGCGACTTGTCGCAAGCGGCGACCTGCCGAGCCTGCGAGGTTGTAGGTCGCGCCGGACAGGATCGCATTCCAGACCGCATCGCGGTTCTGGTTGGCGGTTGGGATATCGGTAACGGCGGCTGGATTAGCCGGGAGATTGTCTGTCTTGGCTTTGATAGCCGCCACTTCGGTATCGATATAACCGGCGATGGTTGCCAACGTGCTGTTGACCGTAGCGAACGATGCAGCAATATCGCTGGCGTCTGCGGGGTCAACCGGAAGGTTATCCGTTTTTGCTTTAATAGCCGCTACCTCGGTATCAACATAGCCGGTCAGCGTATTGACCAGCCCGGTGAGGCTGGAGAAGCTGGCAGCGATGTCGCTAGCATCGGCTGGATCGACAGGGAGGTTGTCTGTCTTAGCCTTAATAGCGGCGACTTCGGTATCGACGTAGGTAGCGAGCGTATCGACGCTGGTTTGTGTTGACGCAGTTTTGGCCGCATCGTAGGCTGAGGTTAGCGTAAGAGCATCGGTTACGTTCTTGATTGTGGTGTTGCTGAGGTTTACCGTAGCTGTGGCATTGGTGATCTTGGACTGGTCAGTACCAGCATACCCAGATACGTTGCTAGCCGAGGTGATTACGGTACGTCCATCACCAATGCAGGAAGATTTGAAAATGACTACGCTGAATGACTCTGCATTAGTCTCAGCTTGAGTTGGGGTATAGCTCCAGAAGCCACTGGTAGCATCTGCTGCAAGCGTACCGGATGCTGCTGTCCAAGCAGCAGTTCCGATTTGAACCCGTGCTGAGACACCAGTAGTTTGTACCGTACCATCTGCGATTAGGACAACCTGACCGACAACGAATGGTGGTGGAGATGCTGCATTGCGTGGATAGCTCATTGTATTCCCGATCCTAACATTAAGGGTCGTCGTCTGTACCAAGCACCTTTGAATCCACCAGTGTTAATGGTTTCTGTGCCGAGTATGTATCGTTCTCGTTGTGGTCTGAATCCGTAGCCTCTGCCACCGAGGTACAAGGCTCGGACTTCCTGGGCTGTTAAGGCACGGTTGTAAATACGAAGGTCGTCGATTCGACCATCTACAGAGTATTCAAAACCGCTGAAACCTAATCTACCAATTCTTGCGTTAGCTACCGAGGCTGTGGGAGTGATGCTTACTGCCGATTCGCCTTCTTGCGACCCGTTATAATAAACCTTTGCTGTTTGTCCGTCCCATGTACCGCAAACAAAAATCCACATATTAGTTGGTAATGTCGTTGTTCCTGTTGCCGCATAGTCGCTTACTTGAAAAAAATTGAATGTTATTTTTTGAGTAGGCCCTTGCCCCAAATAGTATGCACCATTATTCGTATCTCTATTTCCATGTATAAAAAGAATTTGACGTTTTACTGAGCTATAACTCGGGTAGGTTCTATTAAAAACCCATGCACAAACTGTCACCTTATTTCCAAGTGTAGGTAATGCAAATTTATTGCTATTTGTTGCTACTAGCACTTCGTTAGACTTGCTTACAGTTCCATCGAAATCCAAAGCACCAAGTCCACCAGATGTAACCCAATCGGTATTGGGGTCCATATTAGTCAACGTACCGTGGTTCTTATACGGTGACTTGTCCTCTAGTCGTAATCCAGTAGGTCCAAGGCTAGGTATCCAGGCACCTACAAGACCTTGCTTTAGCTTGCTGGTATCAACTGCTGGTTTTGGTTTGGCTGGTACTGGTGCATCGACGTAGATGGTTTTCTTAGATGTAGTACGCTTGGCTGGAGTTAGACCGTATCCGCGACCACCAACGTAGAGTTGATTGATTTCTTGGGGGGTTAATGCACGGTTGTAGATGCGAATGTCGTCGAGTCGAATTGCATTGTATTCGCCTAATACACCCGGACCACTCGTTGATTGCTGACCGGCGTAATTCGCTGCAATTGCTATACCAACGGAAGTATCTGGCGTGCTACTTAGTGCTGGAGGGGTGAACGATTCTTCCCGTCCATCCCAACCTAAACGAACAATCGGTGAGGAAATTGAACCGTCAATGGTCCATGTTAAAAAGTTCAAACGTCCTAGAGTTGGAACGACTGAATATGCGACACGAGTGTACGTTCCGTCTGATTTAGAGCAATAATAGGAAAACTCTCCGGTCCCATAACCCGCCAATTTAATTAACCGATGGCTTGTAATTTTTGAGTATTGAGTAAACAGCGATCCGTTTGCACCGCTTGATTTTAGACACCAAGCGGTAATCGTCATTGGTACTTGCAAAGATGAAAGAGGGTTGACGATTGGTAGCGTTATCGCATCATTCACCCCATCGAAATCCAAGGCACCTTTACCTCCACTGGTAATCCAATCGGTGTTTGGGTCCATATTGGTAAGGACACCATCATTGTTACGGCCACTAACATCTCTCAACCGTGTTCCGGTTGGACCTAGACTTGGGCACCATGCACCAACAAGTCCAGTGGTTAGGGTGTTCTTCTTCTTGGGTTTGCGTATGCTGATCTTGTTTAGGTTGGGGCTTGGGTCGGTGTAACCGACTTTGATACGCTGCTGCTTTAGTCCATAGCCTCGGCCACCTTGGTATAGTTGGTTAATCTCTTGACCTGTTAATGCACGTTCATATACCCTAGCATCGTCCCATTGTGTTCCGGTAAATGATGTCGCTCCTAATGTTCCTCTGAACAGCCCTGCGATAGCAAAACAATTAACTGTAGTAACACCACCACCAATTGTGTTGAGATTAGCGATTCTGACACCGTTTTGCCAAAGACTCAGGTATCCTGCCCTATCTCGAACAGCTACAAGGTGTCTCCAGTTTGATGTTGACCATGAGCCACCTGCTACAGAGGCATCACCACCAGCATCGCTACGATTGAAAATTGAAAGATTATTTGTACCGCTTCTGCTAACTATTAACCAAGAGCTTGTGCTTGTTTGACTGGATAATCCTGCGAGAGTAGCACCTGCCCCTGATACTGTGCCAGTATGCCAAAAAGAATAACTCACTGGTTGTGCAGTAAGCTCAAGACTCTTTGATAACCGCATCACACAGATGTCATCTGTTCCGTCACAATCTAACGCCAGCTTCCCGCCACTCGGAATGTAGTCCGTATTGGCATCCATATTAGTCAGGACACCGTGGTTATTACGACCAGATACGTCGAGTAGCCTAGTGCCATTAGCACCAAGACTAGGACACCAAGCACCGACTAAGCCATTGAGTAGTGTGTTGTTCTTGCGTGGCTTGCGTCTGACTGGGTTGGATGATGGCCGAGGTATCGTAACGCCTTGGAAGGATCGTCGTCGTGGTGGTTCGCGGAGCATACCAACGCCACGCCCGCCGGTGTAGAGAAATTGGATTTCGGATGGTGTTAAAATTCTATTCCATATACGAATGTCATCTGATTGCCCATTCATTGGGAATGTACTAACTGTTGGATACATTTTTGCGATAAAAATACTGTTTGTTCCATTGTCTGCGTCTACGCCCCCGTTTCCAGTCCCGGCGTATCTTGTCATGCTCAGCCACCCTGTTTCGGGTGAAGCTACATATAAATTATTTGCCGTAGATGAGTTTCCAAAATGTGTTGCTGTAAAAAAATACCAACGATTAAACACGATCGTGTTTGTCGTTCCGATGGAACCGTTACCCCCATTATTTGTAAAAAACGAAAAACCACCCAATGGAGGGCCGAATCCAGAATTTAACCCAACCCAAAATTGCCTTGCGGTACTAGATGCTTTAGCTGCACAAGTATGCCAACCTGTTTGGCTTTTGTAGTTAAACCAACCACTGATAGAAAATCCAGCATCTGTTAATGGTATTTTTGAACCAAGGTCAACATAATCATCCGTGTTATCGAAATCCAAAGCCAGCCCGCTTCCACTAGCAACCCAGTCCGTACCTGGGTCCATATTGGTGAGCGTGCCATGATTGCCGTAACCACTAATGTCAGCTAATTGCAAACCAGTAGCACCAGTGAATGATGGACACCATGCACCTACGAGTCCTTCACCCATCCATTCGCTATCTCGTTCCCAATAGGCAATCATTATCCTATTGTTTCCCCTTCATCTACGATTGCTTCCACTGCGAATACCAAGTCCAAGCCACTGTTGTTGATGGTTCGAATTTCGTAGATGTCACCACCTGGGATATAGAGTCGTCGTGCATCGCTCAGGTTGGCTACAGTATCACCACTGTTGCTTGCAATCCGCAAGTTACGCTCCAGGGTGAACGTAGTACCACTGATGGATGCAATCCTACAGAACTGTAGTCTTGCTCCTCCAGAGACGCTTAGGCAAAGAGTGTCGCCAACTGCAAACCCAGTAGCCGAAGTAACCGAGATGGTACTTGCACCAGCAGATGCACCAGCACTGAGAGTAGTTGCCGCTGCTGCTGTGGTTGGACCCTGGGCAACTACGTCATAGACCTGACCTGGGAATACGATGTTGTTGCCATCTGAGTTACGGACAGCAACGTAGCCAGCCCTGGTTGGTGTAGTCGATGCGGTACGCCCAATCCAGACAAGCAGGGTCGCACCGATCTTAGAACGTAGGTCCAAGGTGCGTAGCGTACCCAAAGAACCATTGGCAAGGATGCCAACTGGTTCGATGCTGGAAAAGCTAGGTTGAGTCTTATAGACGTATGGCATGGATGCTTCCTAGAACAAGTCGTAGACCGGAGCAACGCGAATGAAGTGGTTAGCCGCAGTAGCATTCAACGCTGCAACACTCGAATGCACTACGAAGAATACGACCTTTTGTGGAACGTCGCCTGCGAAAATGTCGCTTAGGAGACGTACCCCGAAGTCGTAGCCAGCATTACTTGTCGTATCGTTTGCTGCTTGGAATGCAAGGCGACAAGCGGTGAGCTTGTTGGATGCAGAAGAAATGGTTCTTGCTGCATCGGCTGTAGAGAAAGTATCGGGATACCCGGTTCCGTTATAGCCGATTGCCCAGATTTCAAGCGATCCTGCTGTTGGAGATGTCCCAGTGGTGAGCTTTGCTGACACCCAGGCATCTCGGTAACCGTTGGTGGTGTTATCCCATTCGGCACTTTGACGACCAACGAGGAGCGTGCTGCTGGTTGCTAGAGAAGCAATGGTGCAAGTGAGGTCTACACTTGCTACATAGGTTGTTTTGGCCTGACCCATTTAAGATTCCTTATTCAACTGGTGGTTCTGGTTCTGGTTCAATTGGATCAACCGGAAGTTCTGGTTCTTCTGGCTGTGGTTCTACTGGTTCTTCCGGCTCTGGCTCTGGAGGTGGTGGAGGGATAATGAACAACCTCTCAACATCCGATGATTGGATGTTGTCCTCTTGTTCACTTGCCCTGAGCAATGGACTTGCTTGTGCTTCGGTCAGTCCGAGTCCACCCAGTTCGTGTGGTGCTGTGAGTGCTGACCTGATGATCGGTAAACCGAAGTCAGGTAGGGAAGACTCTGGTACACCGGGAGCCATGAATGCGTAGACTTCGCTTACGATTGGATTGTGCTGTGCGATTGCTTTGATTGTTTCAAGTACGACGACTGCGGTTGTCGGATCGTTTGCATAGCATGCAATAACACCCATACGGCTAAGGCGAGTTTGCTTGTAGACCTTAGGTGCTAGCTCCCTGCAACGTACTGCACAATCAGCAAACAACCGAGCATTGAATAGCTCAGTTGCTACTGGATCGTTATCGATTAGTTGCTGGAGTGCTTCGAATGTGATGTTCATGTTCGGTCGGGCCTGTACGGTGGGACTACCCTGGCATCTTGTAACTTCATGTGTTCATCGATATTATCGACTCTATCGGTCAAACTATCTACTTTTCCCTCGATCCTATCGAGCCTCGCGGGGATCTCGGAAAGCCGCTGCAAGCTGCTCGATATTTCACGCATCGTGGTATCCACGGAGTCCAGATGCCGGAAGGCGCGGTCCCTGGCAGGGATCAGGATTTCTTTGGCAGCCCAGGTTGAAGCACGCCAAATGGCGTAGCCCAGCACAGCAGCCACTACGACTAGAATGCCCGCAGCGGTGTAATTAGACTCGGTAAGGAAACGGTGGGCTTGATTGGGGTCAACGGTTTGTGCCAGAAACATCGTTTACGGCCTTTCTTTTGTTCGCAGAGAACGATTCGGGGGTTAGCCGACCTACAAATGAAAAGTCCACACCGTCTGCATCTTCTACTTCGTACCAAGGGTACAGCTTTCCGGGGATTCCTTGACCGTCATCGACGATTTCGACTCGCCATCCCTTTTCTACCCAGATACACAATTTTGCCTTGTCCTGCTCGCAAGCCACGCAGCTAGGGATTGTGTGCATCACAATCCGAGCTACGCGAACAGGGGCGACTTTCTGTTCGTTGTTCGGTTCGTTGCGATTCAGTTCTTTTTGCAAGGCGTCTAAATTGCATTCACAGCCGTCACAAAAGCACCGTTCGCCGCATTCGCACAACGGATTGATGCAAAGTACAGAAGCGTCTCTGGCTTCTTTTTCTTTTGCATCGTCTTCCCATTTGCGGATTCCGACTAAGAACATGCCGCTAGCCAGCAAAGCCATCACCGTAGCAAAGACGATTTCCTGTACTCGTTCTTTCCGGTTCATACCTTGTTTCCTACAAATACCCAGAAGTCGTGATACTTGGTGCATTGGAAGGCGTCTTGCATGGTCATCAGACCGAATCCGTCTTCTCCCCAGCCTGCCGAGCCGGTAGGACCGTACATGGGGTCTTTAGAAGGCCCCCAGGAGTTTTCTACGTCCGGGTGGACCATATCTTCACCGTCTACCCACTTGCCGCTATGGAACAGCGTAGCATGGTTTCCAGGGCCGCTGCCTTGCTGGATATACCCGTTGCGTAGGCGCATGGAAGCATTGCTGACATGCCACGCATGGACGACTTGGTGATCCCGAGCAATAGCAGACGCTAGGGCAATTTTGAATGTCTGGTAGTCGTTGACTGGTAGTTTGTAGCACTCGAATGTCGTGTACAGCTTAGCCGCGACAGCAGCCAATCGCAGCCACTTATCCGGCACTTGTCTGCGTAGGTAGACATCGTGTGGAATGGTGTAGCTTTGGTCTTCGCTGGTCAGTACACGGGGAGCGATACCTTGCTTGCTAAACTCCATGCCATCCTGGAGAAGCGAGCCGCCATCACGACCACGGTTGATGTTCATGTACAGGTAGCAGTCGCTCAAAACGACATGCTGCAACCCGTCCAAGTCGCGGCGGTTGTGGAAGGCGTTTACGGTGGCGCTGGCGTTACATTTGCCGAGGTTGGCTTGGTTAATGATCCAGCGTGTGCGGCGCTTCCGCATGGCCTTGTAGACGTCGCCATCTAGGGATTTCTTGATGTCCTCTTTTGGCAAGTAGAAATTCTCGCCGTAGACTGGGACATCGGCCACCATCGCGCGTTCTGCCGGGCTTGGTACTTCGCAACCCGTGTAGACTCGGGTGCCATCCGGCAACAAGAAGTATTGGAGATCCTCAACGCTCATTTAAGGGAGTCCTCCAATTTGTCTTTCCAAGGAGCGATCTTGCGAATCTTTAGAATCGCACGATCCTTAATATCGACATAGCCGACTAGCGGCGGTGTGATCTTTTGGGCTGCTGCGTCATCGACTAGCGGCTTTGCCCAAGCGTCGTCTTTGTCAGCGTTGATGTAGCCAGCCAGTTTATTAGCAGCCACAAAATCCGCCGCACTACGGACAGCCAGCGTTTGCTGTACTGTTGCCGAAGTCTTTTCGTTTACCAGTACAAGGGTTGCCCCTTCAACGCTGCTTGTTTTCTTAAATCCCCAGTTGCCTTTGAAATCCAATGGCAACTTAGGGCCGAGGACAAGCAGCAAGCCGCCCGCTATCAACAGCGGGGCGGCTAGCTTTCCTATGTCCATTGCTACACCTTTAGTGAAAACAGTAGCTTAATAATCGATTGCAGCGCATCCGAGGCGTCCATAGTCGGTGCCGACTCGAAGTATTTGAACAGCGTATCCGCTGCTGCAATAGCATCTTCGCGGCTGACTTGACCTGGAACGACCGGCTGTGCCTTGTCCTTTTCGGCCTTATCGCTGTCTAACTTATCGAGGAGTTGTTGGAGTGCATCGATGACTCCTGGGGCATTGTCCTTGGTCTTTTTATTGAGCCAAGACCAACCGCCCATAACAGCACCGGCAAGAGCCATAAGTGCGCCAAGAATCGTTGATGTATCCATTATTTGTCCTCGTAAACCAAAGCGAGAAGATCGTCGTCGGACAGGTTTGCGGTTTCCTCGCCCTTACGGCTTCGGAAGAATTTGATAGCGGCCATCACCAATTCGATAATCAAAATGACGGTAGCCGGATCAATGCCTACTAACTGTTCGTCTTCCTTGAGCGCGGCTTTGATTTGTTCCTCGTCGCCGTTGAATTGGTCACGGTATTTGCGAGCCAATCGAACTGCTAGAAGCCGCTGAAAAAAGGGAATACGTTCAGCCATTACTCTGCCTTTGCGCCTTTCTTTTTAGGCTCGTCGGCAGCCACAGAATCCTCGACTTTGGCGAACTTTTGGTCGCCGAATACCGCAACAACGTCGCGGTCTGATTCAAACACTTCGCCTCGTCCTACCACCACTAACGGCTCATTCGAGACAACGTGCGAACCATCCAAAACTTTATACTTAGCCATGCTGCTTTTCCTATGCTCCTCGTAAAGAAACCCCGACCATACGCAGGAGCTAGCGATATGGCCGGGGTGCAGCGGGTGGTCAAATTGTGTGCGTTACAGATTAGACTGAGTAATGCACGATTCCGCAGTTGCCAGCTTGGTCCACCTTCATTTGTGGGACCATCATAGCCATGACTCGGAACTTCTCCAGCAAGCCGCCGCGCTCTTGCCATTGAACGGTTTGGATGTCCATGCCCATAACCGTCCGAACAGTGCTGGAGTCCTCTTGCACCAAGAGAAGCTGCTTACCGGTGAGGTAATCGCAAACTTCGACGCTGGAGATTTGAGGGATGTTAGCAATAGCTCGCTCCAACGGGGTTGGATCGTACAAGCTGAATTGCCGCATCATGTATTGCAGATACCCGGTCGAGTACCACAACTTGAAAGGTCCGTAACGGAACTTGTCGTAAGCTGCGGAAATCATCGCCAAGACATCGTTATAGGTTGCAGTTGGCGTCCAACCCCCGCCAGCAGGATCGGTTGCAGATCCAGTGATTCGGCTTGGGAAGTTAATCAACCCGTACAAGGTTGCTCCGCCGAAGGAGAAGGTACCGAAAGTACCGAGGTGCAACTTTTCAGCTTCCTCAGCAACTTTGATCGCAGCCAATTCCAACATCGACGTATCGAGAGGGGTGTTACCCTTTCGGCTAGTAGCGAGTTGGCGGCTCGACATGGTGACTTCCTTGCTGATGATCGGCAAAGGAAGGTTGACCAAATCGTAGATTGGGCGATCATTGTCTCCAGGAGACAAAGCATCCATCGTAACGCGAGCCGCGCTGATGTCGGACTGACGTTCGTATTGGTAAACCGTGGTTCCGAAGCCGTTAGGAATGTCAACCGACAATCCCGAGCCGCGAAGCCAGTTGACAATCTTGAGCCGCTTGCGAGCAGCCTTGACAACTACATCATCGATTTGCTTCCACTCGTCTTTACGGAGAGTGGCACCGGCGTTCGTGACAAGTGCCTTAGCACTGCCGTCAGCCTGCTTTACGCTGATATAGGATTTGCCATCATCACCAACGAATGGACGCAGAACACCCATGTCCCCGTTGGTGGCTAAGAGTTGCGAAGAAATGTTTCCGGTCGCAACGCCGTTGAGGATAAAATCTTCCATTTCGTTCTTTGTCCCTTGCTTAGATGAAGCGAACCATGATAAGTTCTTGAGTTGCCACGTTGGAGGCTTCTTCGACGACTGCGAAGACCTTCGACGGGGTGCCCGTGGTTTTGATGAGCGTTCCGTCGCCGCCGGAGATCAGGAGATCACCGATTGCTACGTTTTCGCTAGCCTTGAGGCGAGCGTATCGCTTTGCACCGGGGATGACCCATTCAGCGTAAACGCGAGTTGCAGCAGCCGCAGAGTCATCGACTCCGTAGCCTTGCAATGCGTCTTCGTGAAGAATCAAGCTAGCGCCAGCGCCGCCCGAAACATTGTGTACGTTGCATTCGGTCGCCGAGGTACGACGAACGATCATGCCGGGTTTGAGAGTTGCACCAGAAGCGACCAAGAACTCCTCTTGTACACCGTCTGGGCCAGCCAATCGAATAGTATCTGCTACTGCAATAGTCATGTTTTCTTAGCCTTGTGCCGAGAAAGTGGATGGGGGAAAGAAACCTTCTACAACCGTTGCCTTGTTGGTTACGGGAGCAGCCGACCCGGCATAGACCGGAGCCTTTTCAGGTTGTGCGACAGGCTCAGCGGCATTAACAGCAAATGCGGCGAGCTTGGTAAGCGAAGCGGTTGGCATCGCGTTTAGTTCGTCAGCAGAGAAAAGGTTCTTCTCGTTTGCAACGATCTTTTCAACCAATTCTTTGCGGTGGTTGGAGTTGACGGCGAATGCTTCTTCGATTTGTGCTTTAACAGCAGCAGGTGCCGATGCCAAAAGTTCGTCGAGATTCTTTGGAGCTTCGTTAGCGACTGGAATTTCGACCGTTACGGTACGCTCCAACTTTGCTACCGCCGCTACTTGCTCGTCAGTCATATTAGCAACGAAGTCTTTGTGTTCGTCGCCGAGCGCTTTTACAAGGGCTTCTTTGTTCATGTTGACCTTCTCATTGGTAACAAGAGGTTTGTAAGATACTTCTCGAACAACTTGTATTCGATTCCCTAATAGTTTAACCGAATCGTTGTCAATAGTAAAATTTTCTTGAAAATAGTCTTCGCCGATCTCATAAATAACATAGTCAGCGTAGACTTCTTCTACTTCGACCCAGTTTTCCATAGAAATCTGCATTGGGTCTTTGGGGCCGTAGGCTTCCTTCACGGCGTCCGTTACGTCCTCTACCAAGCTGGAGAGAGATTCTTCGTTGGTAACGAGATTCTTGGACACGGATCGGATATAGCGGGCTTTGCTAATATCCTCTTGTTTCTTGTTGACTAGCAAACCTGCGCCGTCTGCTAAGCTGCATGCGCCTACGCCGTTGAGAATAACAGCTAGATGGTCTGGGCGGAAATTCTTGGCTTTTCCTGCGTATTCGCGGCCTTCCCAGACGCCGGATGACATTTCATTGTCAACGAACAAACCAGTAGAAACTTCTACTGGCTGGTTCTTGTTCATGGCCTCTTTGATGCGCTGGCCGCCGGGCACTACATCCAAACGGCTTTCTTCAAACCATGCTTCAGCCCGAAGTTTCTTGGTTTTGCTGTTCCAGGAGGCATTTAGAACCATGCCTACGCTGAACTGCTCGATAGCCTCTGGCAAGCAGCCAGAGACTTTAGAACCATCTGGAGATTCTGGGTGCCCAACTGTGATCGGCTTGTGATTCCAGCCCGTTACAGACTTGGAAATCTCTTTGCCATCGTAGTATAAAGCACCCTGATTGCCTGCGAAAACCCCTTCCAGGATCATTACCACAGGCGCTACAAGGTAGTTACGACCTGCGAGTTGCTTTCTTTGAACTTTGCTCGACAGGTTCGCTACTAACTTCTCCATCACTTACCTCACTGGGTTGGCTTTGCGCGACGAATTTATCGCCGATGCAGAAAAACCTTGGGATATGGTAGCCGTATGACATGGCTAGTGGAGCAGACTGCAAATCAAACAAAATGCTCTTGAGAACGCTCGCCACTTCCTTTGGATTATTATAACTGATGCTGTTGCAATCGCAATTTTCGCAGCAATCGCATTGCTCTTGGCTGCATCCTTGCCATTGCGCATCGTGTACGAGCAGCCCAAATTTGTAGGCTGCCATGAGGATGTCTCCGCTTTCGACAGCGGTTGCAAACTCAGCGGCTAGTTCTGGATGGAAATTGTTCATTGTGATTATTGGCCTTGTTTTGGAGGTTGTACGACGTTTTGGAGTTGAAAGTGCTTGTTCTATGCTCCAATTATACCGATCTATTCGCAATCTAATTCTTAGGCGGGTTCAAAACTTGCGCAGGCGTTTTGCTCGGATCTTTGGTATCGCCGGGCTTAGGCACTGCTGGAATGCTGGATGGGACGTTGTTTTGTTGACCTGTCATGCCTTTTGCAAGTTCTTGCAGCACCACGGAAAGCTCGGTACGCTTGGCCTTGGTGATTGCTTCGGCTTCCTCGAACGACAGTTTAAGGAACTTAGTCAGGAACTCAGGCAATGGAATCAAGGCTTCTGCACCGGCAGTCGCGTAACGGGCCAAGGCTTCGGTGCGTTTCAAGCCGACTTCTGCCTTTTCCGTTTCGGTCATTTCTGCCAACGGAGTCCATTTTACCCGAATCGACTGCGGTTCGCCGTCTTTCTGCTCAGTTGGCGGCAGCGCGCCATACTGTTGCAGTCGTTCGATGACTGGGTGGATGATTACCGGGGTGACGAGCATATCGCGCCGTAGGGCGATTTTCTTTGTCCATGCCTTTTCCTCAGCGGACGACATCTGCATTCCGCTGGTAGATCCCAGCAGTTTGCTGACTGGGATGCCCTTGGTGGTGGAAATAAGCCGTAGGCAGTTATCCACAAACGGCTGGGGATTGGAAATCTGTGGTTGTAGGGACTTCATGGACACGCCAACACCGGCGAAATACCGGGACAGCCCTTGTTCCCATTTGAAAATCTCGTCCTTGATTCCCTCGCGGTCATCCTCAGTTAGTTCCCCATTTTGAGGATCTACCTCGAAAGAATACCCAGGAAATCCGCCTTTCCAGTACATTTCCCCGGCACCGGCGTTGATTTTTCGCAGATCGAACAACCGATTGAAGACGTTTTCCATCCGTGGAAAGCCGAAAATCTCGCTTGTGGTGTTACCGACGTCGGCGACATGGACGACTCTTGACCAGTGGACGGAGATTGTTTCTGTAACCGGGGTGGCGTTGACATCCGTGTAGGACGCAATGGAATCTTGGAAGGTCAAATCGTACAGCACAGGGAGGCCGTAACGGGGGTTAGCACGATCTGTTTCATACTTGGAGATTCTAGCCGAGGATTCGTCGAAGACGCGATAGTACAGCACTTCTGCTGATCCTGGGGCATCTGCTACGCCATCCTCAGTGAATCCGGGCGCTGGGGCAGAGAAGTCTTCCCCGTCATCCAATCCGATAAACAGAACACCGTAGCGGCCAATGCCGGAAATCGTGTCAAGGCGAACCAAATACGAAAATAGTTTTGTGCGGGTGCTGAGTGTTTCTACAGCAGATTCAAACGGGGTTTTCCGTTCTTCGTCCGTTTCGTAAACCATCGGATACTCGTTCCAGGATTCTTCTGGTTCGAGGTTTACGACCCTCGCCGCCACATCATTACGGCGGTACATCAGAATGTAGTCGTCAATGGTGATGTTCTTGGGGTAGCCACACTCCTCGTCAACATCCCTAGAGCCGTAGCGGCCATCCAAGAGATTGTCATAGAAAGAGGCCCTGGACAGCAGAGCGTTGAGGATGAAGTTGTCTTTCATAGTACACCTAGTCTGGTTTTATTCTTCTCTAGCATAGAAAACGCCCCCGAGGACGCATCTACTTGGTCATCGTGTTTGCCGTTCGGGAAGAACGCCAGTTCTTCCAGGTATGCTTTGGTGTATTCCCCTTTGACCATGTAGACGTTGTTAGCGTTTACCTGTACGGAGAACGTATCGGCGCGGATTTCTTTCTTGCCGGATGCCTTGAATGGCACAACTAGATAGCCGGAAAGCCGCTTTACCGTGTCTTTGGCCGAATCTACTCCAGCCGATCCCGGTTCTTGCTCAATGCCAATGCGGACAGCTTTACCGTCACGGGCAGCAATGCTTAGGATCTGCCGTTCTCGCTCCTCTGTAGACCATTGGCCCCTGGCTACGTCCAAGATCCAATAGCTACCGTCATTGTGCAGACCCATTTTTACGCCTACCGACCAGTCGCCGCCATTCTTGGTGCATGCGCGATCCCAGAATCGGACAATCTTTTTGAACGAGTCAATTCCTGGTGGATATTCGACAACGTGGATGCGATCCGACTTGAACATACCCCCACCAAGGGGGATAGGATCTTGCAGGATTTGCCCCGCATACCCAAACTGACCCATTTCCGCCAGCATCCGGTCTAAGATCGGACGGGATAGCCGCACTGGGTCGAATAGACCGTCAATGTACTTATCCCGGAGATAATCCGGCTTTACTTTAGGTGTGATCTCTCCAGGCAGACAAACGTGCTTCACCCTTTCTGCACCCCGATTTAGATACAACTCCGATGGGTCATTTTGGTGCAATCGCTGCATCACCACCATCGTAGTCGTAACATCTTTGTCTACCTTACGGGAAGAAATCGTCTCCTTACACCATAAGTTTGCCGTCTCAAGATCCGCCTTAGACCGGACTTCTCGCGGATTGATTGGGTCGTCGATTACGATAGCATGCGCGTGCATACCCGTTACCGAGCCTCCAACAGCCACCGCATAGCGGTCGCCGCCCTTGGTATTTGCCCAATGGCTTTTGCTGTTGGTGTCTTTGGATAGCTGGATTTCGGGGAAAGTACGCTGATACAAGGGACTTTCCACGATTTGCCGCGACTTTCCCGACAAATCCAGCGCCAATGCGTCCGTGTAAGACGCTCCAATCATCCGTAAATGGGGCATTCGTGTCCACGCCCAGGGAGTCAGCATAACGCTAAAAAGCGTCGATTTCGTCGTTCCTGGGGCGATATTTACGAGCAAATCGTGAGGATTTGCCTCTCTGCGAAAGATTCGCTCCATTGCGTCTTGAATCTCGTCGCATAAATACTTAATATGCCAGTTAAATACGGGCGGATCTTTACAGATTGTGTGCCAGAAATGCTTAACGAACTCGTAATACGAGTCGCGGCATACGCTGGCAAGCAAGCTATAGTATTCTAACTGCATAGACACAAAATCCTTATGCAGTTAGGATAGCATCACTGTTACTTATTTTCAAGCAATCCCATGAATACATCACAAGAGAACATGATCGAGCCTCCAACAAGGGCTGATTTGGCAAAACTGGAACGCGCTGCGAAAAAGGTTCTGACATTTACGCAGAACCAGGACATTCGCAACTTCTGTAAAGGATTCCTAGCCATCGCCGAGCAGCTTGATAAGTATGTAGAGTCGCTCTACCCCTGTTTTTCGATGCTAGAGCACGAAATTCGCAACAATGGCTGCGAAATGCGGCTAGAACCGGATGGCATTTTCCGGCTTAGGGATGCAAAAGACGAGGTAATTATCACCGGCAGCACCCTAAAAGACCTGCTAATCAACCTCGTTTTGTGGCAAGGTGAGTGGCCCAGCGAGGAGTTTTTAGAGGATTGTGCGGTAGAGGAAGACGATATTTTTGAACCAGATCGGCGAAAAACGCCGAAGCAGCGTCCCTAAAGACCGACTATTGCTGATACAGGCCCCGAATGCGGGGCCATTTTTATAGGTTTTTGTAGAAGTTAGGATCACCGGAATGAACAAATACTCGCACGCTTTGTCAGCGTTTGTATCGTCGTTGCAAATCAACGACATAAAGGACGCTTGGGAGGCCATGAACGCGATGGCTACGGGTGCGGCTTGCATGGCGGACACAATTAACAGCTTAATCGGCCATGAAACGGCTGAGGAGCAAAACTCTGAGGCTGTTTTGAAGCGGCTGGATAACATTGATACGCTGTTTTGCGCGGTTGGCTGGGTCAGCACCAATATGCCGTTCGACAACAGCGACGATGCGCTGTTTCGCTACCTAGATGCGGTATCTTCGGCTGCGGCTACTAAGTTTATGCTGGGCTGCCGGGACGATGCGGACGTAGAAGCACAGTGCGTCCACCTGATTCGCGGTTCGGTGATGGCATTGGTCAATCTGACGATGGCGCCGCTAGTGGTCAAGCACTGGGAAACGCTGTCTGAGGAGCTAAAAGTCAGCATCACCGAAGATTTTGTCGGCACTTACAACGAAGCCATCGAAAGACTCTCCCTCAAATGGGGGGATTTTTTGTTGGCTCGTAGCTGTACCCCGAACCCCCATATCAAAGGACGCAAGTAGTTAAAAAAGGAACTACAGCATGACTTTACGAGGTTTAATCCTGCGTCATCTAGGCTTACAGCCTAGCGATCCCCGACTACCGGTGCACAGAGCCGAAAACAAGCAGTTTGTAGACTATGCTGGCTATGTTTGGACGCTGCATTACGGCCAAAACATCGTAATGCTGCACTGCAAAGAGAGGAATGTAAGGCTGCAAGCCGAGCATCTGTCGGATTTGATTGTGTTTTACAGTGTCGAGGAATTTGTACTGTACATAAAGGCCCTGCAAAAATGAAGATTTTCAAGTTTATTGGGGCTTTGCTAGCTACTTTTGCCTGGGCTGCGGTAACAGCGCCATCCAGTCCGAAGCCACAGACTGAGGAAACCTGGATAGACTTGATAGAAGTGAACCACTTCTACAATAAACAGGGTATTCATGTCTATTCACAGGTCATATATTGGAGAGAATACCCCACAGTCGGCCTAAACCGGTCAACGCTGGCAGCCATAGGCTACCAGTTGCTAGGCCAAAATCCCGCACCGGGAGAATGGCCGATGAAGACTAGCCGAGGTTACGAGCAGACTCGGCTTATCACCGTCGAGAATCGCCAAAAACGGGTCACCATCGCGTCCAGATACTACCGGGAGTCTCATACCCAGGTAGACCCAGAACGCGAGTCTGCGGCCCAATTTTGGAAAGGTAGAGGGATCATGGATATTTCGTTTGATTTTTTACAACCAAGCAAATTGGAGGATTGAAAATGGCAGGAATATGGAACAATGACGAGACGCGCCCAGTCGAAAATACCCGTGCCAAGGTGTACATCGACGGGGCATATCTCGGGGAATGCAATCTCAAGGTAAACGTGGAATGGGAAAAGCCGTGGCCGACTTCAACAATGGAATTGTTTGTAAGCACGCCGAAAGAGCCGGAGGTTATAGTTATAGGTGAAGGGTACCGGCTGCTAGGGCCAGGGGAAAAGCTGTACCCTGGCGATGAAGTCTACGACAACTTTATTAAGACATGGGTAACAGTAGTTCGGCAATGGGACGTACCGTCTCTATGCGAGCAAATATCGACTTACAAATACAGACGGCGTAACCGCTTCCAACCTACAGAAGTCGTGGTATGCGCCGCGAATACTTTTGATGTCTACGGTAAACTGGGAACAGTTGTTGGGCCAGACGGTTCTTCCAACATGATCCGGGTGATATTTATGACTTCGGATGGGCCGATAACTCGGGCTGTCTCTGGTTGTCACTTAGCCCCAGTCCCAGCATACCGAGCCGCCAAGTACCAGGAACTCCTGCAATCTTACGACAAGGTAAAGGCTGAAAAGGACAAGGCCGATTTGGCCTCTACGTCAGCCTCCATTAAGCTGAAATCTGTTTTGGACAAGTTCAAGGGCATCTAATCCCAGGACAACCGGCAGTTCATACGCTAAACTGGACGGGGTAAACCGGCCCCGTCCAGCACCAACCCAACAGAGGTTACAGCGCAATGAACATCTCTTACGAATTTGCCGCATCTGCCATCGCGTTTATCTTCCTAGTAATGGAGATACGCACTCTCCGTCACCGTGTAGCCCAGCTTGAAATGGAAGCCCTAAACGCTGAACACGATCTCCAGTACCAATGGGACTACAACAACGAACGCTGGTCCCAGGTAAGCGATAACCTCCAGAACATATACCAGCTTCTAGGTAAAGACGACTTCTAATTCCCTATCCGTCACCGCTACTAACCCCAGGCTAATCCCCTGGGGTTTTTTCGTATCTGCACCGGGGACGCTGGGGACGCTGGTTAGCACCGGGGACGCTGGTTAGCACCGGCTGCACCGGCAGCACCGGCAGCACCGGGGACGCTGGATTACAGTTTGGTAATCCGAGTTTTTGAAATTTATAAAAATTTTGCGCGTAGCTTGCCACCCCAGCCACCCCCTCGTCCGGGGGGATAGGTGCCCCGCGAAGGTGACCCCCTCCCCAGGGGGGTTAGCGTCCGATAATGTTTGTTATGTTCGGCTTGCAATGCTAGCACGGAGATGCTGCTAGCACGGAGATGCTGCTAGCACGGAGATGCTGCTAGCACGGAGATGCTGCTAGCACGGAGATGCTGCTAGCACGGAGATGCTGCTAGCACGGAGATGCTGCTAGCA